TCCCCGCCTTGCGCTAGTGGGCAAAAAAGGTTTCGGAATCCGGCAAGAAAGGTACAATGGAAAACATGACTACATCGAATTGGCGCGAGTGGCCTGCGACGAATCGCGGCGCTCTCGAATCGACCCTTGACGCGTTGCCTTGGCTGAATGCTGAACACAACGCAGTCGTTGCTTTGTTGCTGTCGACGGCTTCGTCACTTGACGAGGAGTACACCGCGGCGAAGTCAAGCTCGTACCTGCAGGCTCTTCGCATGTTGCGTCTTGCGGCGCCGGAGGGCGAAACTGTAGATCCGTTGGATGCGTTGTTGCGTCGCTAATGTTTGCCCCTACCCGATACACGCCTACGCTTCGAGACGATTACGTTTCGGACATTGACCAATACCTGCCGTACATCAAGGCGTGGTGGTCGATTGCGTCGCCGGGGTTTGTGTTTGACGAATGGCAGATTGAGTTGTTGCGTCGCATGACGGAACTTGACGAGAACGGCGACCTGCGGTTCCGATCCGTACTCGTCAGCATGGGCCGTCAGAACGGCAAGACCGAACTCGTATCCGCTTTGGGTATTTGGGCGCTGTTGCGGAAAGAGGGTGCGTACAACGTCAGCGTGGCATCGACCGCGGAACAGGCACGACTCGTCTATGACCGAGTCGCCCGAATCGTGGCATCGAACCCGGACACGCTCGGCAAACTAATGGTCAAACTTACTGACACCAAAGGCATGAAAACAAAACATCATGCTAGGTATGAAATCAAAGCGTCAAACAAAAACGTGCTTCAAGGTATCCCGGTGAACACGGGAATCGTTGACGAATGCCACCTAGTCGCGGCCGAGGTTTGGGATGCGATGGTTTCGGGTACGGGTGGTCGTGACAACACTTGCATTATCGGCATCACGACTGCTGGTGACGAGAACTCTGAACTGCTCAACCGTCTTTATCAGAACGCAAACAAAGCGATCAGCGGTGACGAACAGTTTGCACGTTTCGGGGCATGGATTTGGGAAGCATCAGAATCGGAAGTACCCGAAGACGACGACAAACTCATTGAACTGCTCAAGGAAGCAAACCCGGCACTACAAACAGGGCGAAAGAACATTCGTAATCTTGTTGCCGACTTGCGAGAGAAACCTCCTGCTGATGTAGTCCGATTCCATTTCAACCGTTTCGTCAACTCTGGCGACAAGACATTCATCCCGTTGGAATTGTGGTGGAAATGTACAAAACCGCTGGACTACGAGTTTCCATCCGGCAGCGTTGTGTTTGCCATTGACCGCAGCCCGGATTGGGCGCATGCCAGCATCGCCGCTGCAATAAAAACAGATGATGACGTGATCCACACCGAGCTAGTCGCATCCATCGTCAAACCCACAATGGAACAGTTGCTGTACTTGTGTTCGCAGTTGGCGGCGTTTGCACCGAGGGCCATCCTTGTTGAGGGATTTGCATTGCGCGATTTGCAAAAAGAACTGACGCTACGCGGATTCAACGCGGAAACCCTTTCGCTATCCGACATCGTCAACGCGTCGTCAATGTTCTACTCGCGCATCGCCCGTAGAACGCTCGTACACGCTGGCGACCCACTAATGACTGTCCAAGTACCCCGAACAGTCCGCAAACTCGTTGGAGAGGGTTTCAGGGTCTCTCGCAGGGATTCCGCGGTGGAGATTGACGCAGTCATGGCAACTTTGTTGGCGACATACGGCGCGGAGACTTTACGAGCGCAATCCATTCAGGTATTCTAGTTATCTGCCTGGGGAACCGCCTTTCATGGAACCTCGGGCGCGGCCCCGGGGGGTACCTCGGGGCCTGCTTATCTCTCGATCCAATAAGGACACGCATGGACAACGAATCCGTCAACGGCTACCCAATCCCACCTGTAGACCCGATGGACTTTCTCCACTGCGATTCTTGCCAATAAGCGACACGCCGACACACCACATCTAGTGTTGTGATACCAATAGTGATACCAAATGTGGTATCATCAAGGTAATGGGATTCCTAGAGTTTCTAAATCCGTTGCGACCGATTGAAGTCGCACGTTCAGTCGCGCGCGATTTCGACATCGAAGCACGATCCACAGGCATCATCCCACCGCCCCGGTCAGCCACATCAGGTGTGACAACAAACGACGCACTGTCGCTTGCATCCGTCTACCGTTCCGTCTCCATCATCTCGACGGCAATGAAGCAGCTCGGCATTCACGCTTACCGTGACGAAGTAAAGGTCAACCCAACCCCTTTGTGGATTCGTCAACCCGACGCCAAAATGACACGCGAAACGTGGATGGAAATGACCATCAACTCGCTCGCCCTGTCGGGTAACGCGTATTGGCGTATCGACCGCAACCCTCGCGGCGAAACTGTAAATCTTGAGGTGCTGAACCCGTTCAACGTCATCATTCAGACTGACGACTACGGCAATGTCACGTCGTACTTCTACAACGGAACCACGACCTACTCAAAAGAGCAGATTCAGCACCTTGCTCTTATGCGTGTGCCGGGCAACGTTTACGGACTCGGCCCCATTCAGGCCGCGCAAAAGGAACTCCTCGCCGCGGTCGACACACGCGACTACGCTTCCGCATGGTTCACCGACTCGGGTGTTCCCAACGGCATTCTCAAGTCCGACCAGATGCTCTCCCCCGATCAGGCATCCGCAGCCAAGGATGCATGGAACGCAACCGCCGGGGCAAAGTACGGTGTCGCTGTTCTCGGCAACGGTATCTCTTATCAGCCGATGTATCTCAACCCTCGCGATGCACAGTTCATCGAGAATCAGGGTTTCAATGTTCAGCAGGTAGCGCGACTGTTCGGCATCCCGGCGAACATGCTTCTTGCATCGGTTGACGGTAACTCCATGACCTACACGAACATGGAACAGGAACAGATGGCGTTTGTGCGTTACACGCTCGCACAGTACATCGTCGAAATCGAATCCGCCCTTTCCTACCTGTCCACTCGCGGAACCGAAGTCAAGGTCAACGTCGACTCGTTGCTTCGTTCCGACACTTTGACCCGTTACCAAGCACACCAGATCGCTTTGGCGGCTGGATGGCTCACCATCGACGAGGTACGTCACATCGAAGACCTGCCCCCGACCACAGGAGTTGTCAATGACGGAATCGCTTGAAATCCGTGAAATGGAGTTCCGCGTAACCGACGCCGAAAAGCGTGAGGTCGCCGGTATCGCTGTACCGTACGAAACGGTCTCCAACGGTGAAATGTTCGCCCGTGAATCCGTATCGCTCGACCCCGAAGCAAAGTTGATGTGGCAACACGATCAGCACGAACCAATCGGCAAAATCGTTGAGGGCCGTCACACCGACGCCGGGTTCGAAATCCGTGCCACCATCTCTGACACCGCTCGCGGTCGTGACGCAATCACGCTGCTCGAAGACGGTGTCATCAACCGATTCTCTGTCGGGTTCATCATGCGTGACAGCAAGATGTCCGAAGACCGCACCCGTGTCGTCACCGACGCGTTTGTGCGTGAAGTTTCTCTCGTATCATTCCCGTGGTACGAGGGTGCAACCGTTACGGAAGTTCGTGACGACTCCGAGTCGGAAATCCCGACCTCGGCTCCCAATAAGGAGGAAACAGTGGAGAACATCACTCCCGACGCTTCCGACCTCGCCGAGGTTCGCGAAGCAATCACGATGCTCGAGCGCGAAGTCGCTGGCATCACCAAGGTCGAAACCGTTTCGGCCCCGCAGTACCGTTCGGCAGGTGAGTTCCTCAAGGCTGTTGCTTCGAGCGACGACGCTGCTGTCCGCATGGTCGAACGCGCCTACACGGGTGCGACCACAGCCGAGTCCGTCGTCACTCCCGTTGACTTCGACTTGATCCGTCTCGTTGAGGGTGCAAACCCCCTCGGTTCGGTCTTCGGTCGTGGCGTTACCCCTGCAGAGGGAATGACCATCACGTTCGCACAGGTCGACAGCCAGACTGACGGCACCGGCGCACAGGCTGCTGAAGGTGACGACCTCGGTTACTACGAGCTGAACATCGGCACGTCGACCGAGAACATCAGCACCGTTGGAAACTACGCGGAACTTTCGCGTCAGGCCATCGACCGCTCGACCGTTCCCTACCTTGACTCGGTTCTCCGTGGACAGGCAATCGCCCTGGGTAAGGCTCTCGCCACCGCCCTCCGCACCAAGTACCAGGCTGTCTGCGCTTCGCAGGTCACGGCTGGCAACAAGGTCACCCTTGCAGCAACCACCTACGACGGATGGGTTGGCGGACTCGCTGACGCATCGGCGAACTACTTCACGCCCAACGGTGTGCAGATTGACGCCCTCATCGTCGACAAGGCCACGTTCAAGGACTTGCTCGCACTTGACGGAACCCCCGTCATCTCGTTTGCAGGTGAAGCCAACGGCGCTGTCGGTTCGGCAAACGTCTCGGGACTCCGCGGAACCATCGCAGGCATCCCGATCGTCGTCGACGCTGGACTTGACTCGGTCAACAAGGATGAGTGCGCATTCGTTTCGTCGCTCGCTCTCCGTCAGTACACCTCGGGTGCACTTCGTCTCTCGCAGGAGAACGCTGTGAACCTGTCGGAAGCATTCTCGCTCTCGACCTACACGGCGACCGCTGACGAGTACCCGGCGTTCATCATCCCGATCGACCAGACGGCCTAGTAGCAGTTCATGGCCCACGTTACAGAGGATTACGACGAGCTGAAAGCGTACGTCGGCGCAGGTAACCCTGACGACGACTTCGTGGACTCGTGCTGGCATGAAGCCATTGCACTTGTCGATGCTTACGTCGGAACCGCTACGGTTGACGCTGATGTGCTCAACCGTGCGTATCTGGAATGTGGGTCAGAACTCTACCACCGACGCTCTGCCCCCAACGGGGTCGCGCAGTTCGCAACTTTGGATGGCGGTTCCGCTATCCGTGTGGCTCGCGACCCCCTTGTCGGCGTTTACCCGTTGGTCGCTCGCTGGATGCCAGCAGGCGGTTTGGGTATCGCATGATTACCGCTGCACGATCCGCACTCTCCGCCCTCATTGAGGGCGCAGGTGTAACGTGCATGGAGTTCATTCCCGAACGAATCACACCGCCCATCGCGGTGATGGAACCCACTTCCGAGTGGATTGCATCAGGTGAAACGTACGGCGAATGGCGTATCGGTTTCGATGTCACTCTGGTCACACAGACGGCGTCGAACCGTATGGCAACGGACAACCTTGACCAGATGGTTGAGGATGTGCTTGCCGCGGTTGCTGAAGCCCCCGGTTTCTATGCTGGGTCGGTTTCGGCACCGAATGTTCTTGCGGTGAACAATGCAGAGTTTCTTTCGGTGGCTCTGACGATCTACCAAATTTCTAGACTGTAAAGGAAACAGTTATGACCACTTCAACTCGTATCAAGGCTAACGCCCTGAAGTTGACAATCGACGGCACGGACTACTGGGCAGACCTGTCCAGCGTCACCATGCAGTCGGAAGACGCAGCAAACGATGTCGTGACGTTCTACGACGCATCGGTTGGTGGAGGCCGTGACTGGTTCTTCACCGTTTCGGGTGTGCAGTCGACCGAATCCACATCGTTCTGGATGGCAATGTGGGATGCACCCGGCGACGAGGTTGCATTCATCTACGCCCCTCACGGCAACGCTTCGGCATCGTCGACCCAGCGCCACTTCACGGGCACGGTTCGTTTGCCTGCTCGCGGCGCTTTCCAACTGGGAGGGGAGGCGAGTTCAGACGGCTCCTTCTCGTTCGACGGAGTTCGCATGGACATCATTGGCGAACCCGTCATAAACACCACCCCCTAATCCGATGGCAGGTGCGTCTGGCGATTCCGTAGGGATTTCTCTCTACACGGATACCAAAGGGCGCACCTACATCAAAGGGTTGCACGAAACCCGTCGAGCACTTATGGCGATGGGCATGGAACGCAATCTGTTTGAGAAGTGGATCAAGCAATCCGCAATCATCACGGCTCGTGAAGCCGGGCGAATGGCCCCAATCGGTTCAGGTCGCCTAGCATCATCAATCCGTGGTGGGGCATCAAAGAAATACACGTCACACGGGGCCACTAAACGGGCTTACGGTGGCGTGGTACTAGGTCGGACACCTTACGCACGAGCCACGTCGTATGGTATGCGACACCAAGCAGGACAGGCTTCCGTTTCGGGCGACCGTACATGGCGGAAGAACACCCAAGGCAGAAACAACGAGTTCATGGTCAAAGCCCGTGAACGCAGCAAGCCCACAATCGTTCGTTTCTGGCGAACCAAGATAAACCAATGGACAAAGCAGAAAGGCTTTGAAACAAATGGATTTTGACGACATCACCCTCGGCGAGATTGCCGAAATCGAAGACTATGCCGGACTTCCGTTCTCGGAAATCGGTGAAGAAAAGGTTGGCGTAATCAAGCTGCGCATCGGCCTTGCATGGATCCTGAAGCGTCGCACCAATCCCGACTTCACCGTCAAGGATGCAGAGAAGTTGACGACAACTGACATGGCGACGTTGTTTGAGGGTGACGACAACACAAAAAAATAAAGAATGACCGGGCGGAACTGCTCGCATCGTTGGTGGTGTTTGCAGGGGTTTCGGTCACAGAAGCACAGAACTTGACAATCCGTGAGATTGTCGCGATACAGAACGCGTTGAAAGCGAGGGTTGGCTGATGGCTGTACCAAACATGATCGTCACGCTCCATGCGAACACGACGAAGTATGCGTCAGGGTTGCGTCGTGCATCCAAGGATACGTTGACGTTCGGTAAGGTAGCCCAGACAGGCTTCAAGATGGGCGCTGCGGCGCTGTTGAGCGTCGGGGTAGCACTTGCCAAGGTAATCCCTAACCTTGCCCAGATGGGCGCTGAAAGCCGTAAGGCTGACATTCAGTTGAAGTTCATGTTGGAGAACATGCAGGGCATCTCCAAAGCAACTGACGACACCATCGTTCGCATGGCAAAGTACGCGGATCGTGTGTCCAAGGCGACGGGTATTGACGACGAATCCATCAAGGCCGTTCAGCGCAAGATTCTCGTCTTCAAGACGTTGCGCCTGACCGCTGACACTCTCGGTGGCACGTTCGACCGCACCACAAAGGCCGCAATCGACCTCGCATCAGCCGGGTTCGGTGACGCGGAAGCAAACGCCATCAAGTTGGGTCGTGTGCTCGAAGACCCCATCAAGAACATGAACGCGTTGAGCCGTGCCGGTATCACGTTTACCAACGCGGAGAAAGACAAGATTCGCAAGCTTGTCGAGTCGGGTCAACTGCTCAAAGCGCAGGACATGATTCTCAAATCCATCGAGAACCGTGTCGGTGGGTTGGCAGAGAAGTCGGCAACCCCGTTCGAGAAGATGGTGCAACAGTTCAACGAAATGGGCGACACCATCGGTGAAGCCATGTTGCCGTATCTGGAAGACATGAACGACGAAATTGCGAAGTGGCTCGGTTCGCCACAGGGCAAGGAAGACTTGAAAGACATTGTTGACGCGTTTGTGAACATGGCTAAAGCAATCAACGCAACTGTTGGGTTCATGATTGACCTGAAGCGTTGGTGGGATGAATCACGTCGCGCCGCGAAACGATACAACGACGAAGTCATGAAAGGTGCAGGCACTGTTTCTGGTATCGGTGGCCGTCGATTCTACGGTTCGGGTACGGGCACTTTGTCGCCGAGTACGGGGCCGTCAACCCCGGCGGATCGTCAGCCAGCAAAAATTACGGTCAACTTCAACACCCCGGTCGATTCGGTTTCGGCAGGTCGTGAAGTGGCTCGTGTGCTGTCCGATTACAACCGTACAAGGGGCAACTAATGACGGTTGTTGAATCATCGCTGTACGCTGACCTGCACGTCGAAACGTCACCTGTTCAGGCAACAGCATCGTGGACTGACCACATCGCCAACGTGAGCAATGTGTCGTTGTCGCGTGGCGGTCGTGAACCGTACATTGGTGTCAGCA